CCGTTCCAATTTGTATAAAGTTTGTACCGGACGTTGGAAACTGAGATGAGTCTGCTAATTGTATACCTGTTGTTTGTGAGTCATTAATGGTGCTCACTAAAGTTGTTTGTGCATTACCTAAAACTTCACCACCCCAAGTTCCTAGACTCCAACCTAAAGCAGGAGTTTGTTGTGCTGGACCCACAGGATAATAATGTCTAACTCGAATACCACCTGATGTTGATGCACCAGAACCTGTCTCTGCACTTGGCATGGTAATTGTTATCGTCGTCGTTGTGGGCACAGAGGTGACCATGAATTTTTTATCATCAAAATCAGACGCACTATAATTAGAATTAGTAGCTGTAGAAAAATTATCTAAAAGAACAATGTCATTTACACCAATATTGTGAGCGGTGGAAAATGTAATGGTAACAGAGGTTGATCCGTTCGTTGTTGTAAAAGCGTTGGTTAAGGTGTTTGTCGATTTAATCGGATGAATATCATAAAAGATACCTCCATTAAATGCATATAAAATTCTGTTCGTGCCTAAAATAGAAAACTTACTACCTGATTTATTAACAATATGATGCGTTTTTCTAACAGCACCCGTAAGTTTATTCTCTCCAAGTTGAGCCCAACCTCCTATTTTCTCAGGGGTGTTATATCTAAATCTGACGTTATCCCCATCAATCCACTGTCCTTCCGCACCTGTGGCTGTGACTTGTTTATTAAATCCAGGTAAAAACTGTATCTTTTGTAACATATCTCTCCATACAATTTGGCGCCAAGGCAGACCGGTGGTATGGTGGTGAGGCCCACCTCAGCATGAAAAAACTATATCACTTTTTAAACCAGGATGGAAGACCAAGATGTGGCCTCTTGTCAAACTGATTTTGTTTGGAGCCTTTTGTTTTAGCGTTGTTATAGTGTAGAAAAACTTGTCCGCAATCAGTGCCTTTAAAAGCATCTCTCCAATGTTCTAAAATATTGCCTCGATAAACCAACATGTCTCCAGGTTTTAAATCAACCTTGACACCTTTAGAGTCTGATTTTACATACTGACCATCTTTACCAACACCACCTTTTTTAGGATTTGGCTCAATATAAATTGGCCACTTATCACCACCAAGATTTAAAGTAGTTGATATTTCACAAGAAAATCGATCTTTGTGTTTATGTAAAATATCCCCTTTTTTATAAATCCTAGCATAAGAATAAGTTTCAATTAATTTAAGTCCTGTTTCTTTTTCCATTACAGGTTTTACATCTGTTAATAACTGCTCCATCGCAATATCACCATAATGAGAATAAGTTTCAGGAACTTGATGATCATTCCAAATACCAAACTCTGTAGTAAATGGTGAAATGTATCTGGTATCAAAAAACGTTCTTGCAACTTTTCTTTTAAGTAAAAAGTACCTGTAAACAAAATCAGCAACTTTTGGATCTATTGCCTTTCTAATAATGGTATAACCTAATTTTTTAAAACTCATTTTTTCTTTCCTCCTTTAGCTTGATTTCGAATTGTTTGAGTAATCATTTTTCTTACAGCTTGTAAATTAAAATGAATAAATCTAAAATCTTCTACTCCAGGATCTACAGTATATTGGTGTTCTAAATAAGCTGGAATAAAAATCATTGTGCCTGGTTTTGGTTTATAATGAATTAAGGGTGAAGTTGGTGTCACGTCACTTGCGTTTTTTTGTGGAAGATCATTCATCAGTTTGGCTTGCCGTGGGTCATGAAATACTGGCATGGATGTTTTTTCACTACAACGTAAAAAATAAAAACCAGAGATGTGATTGTCATAATGAATATGACCTTCATGATGTCCACCACCTTTATCAGCAAAATGTTGAACCCAAAACTCTGTCCAAAATAATTCATAATTAGATAAATCATAACCCATGCTATCAAGAACATTCCATGAAGTTGCTCCAACATATTCTTGAAACTCTTTCAAAGCTGGATCATTAACTAAAGAGGTTGAGTGATGAGACATGCCCACATCTCCTAAACCTTTTTTCTTCCACTCTTTTTCTCTTTTTTTAATTGTTTTTTGATTATTTTTTCTAGCTTGCTTAATGTATTTTTCACACACTTTATCAACGTGATTCACCCACTCTGGTATTTCAATATGATAAATCGGTGTTTGAAAATAAAATGATGTTTGTAAATCATCTGTTCTTGCCATACTTTCTCCTATCTAAATGGATATCCTAAGTTCCAAATTACTAAAGAATATCTTGTTCCCTTTGTTACCGGTTTTACTCTATGCCACACAAAAGATGGAAACACAACAATCGAACCACGAGGTAATATTTCAGTGCACGTTCTTGTAATCGTTGGATCATCCATATTTCTAAACTGAAATTCTAATTCACCACCTTTGTAATCTTTAGGATCTGATAAACAACACGTAACCGATAATTTTCTAATTTTACCATGTGTGTTTAAGTCATTTGGATTATTGTAAGGAACGTCCCAACTATCACAGTGCCAATCATAAAATTGATTAAGTTTATATTTTGTAAATTGACAAGACTCTGAAAACTCCCAATTAAAATTCCATCCGGCACTTGCGTTTGCTTGATGAACATAAGGGTGTATTTCTTTATATACCCAACGGTCATTCATCCATACAATATTAGAATCTCTTTTTTGTTTTAAATCTTTAATATCTTTTTCATCTAACTTTTCACCTTTTTCTGTTTTTTTAGTTTGGCCACCTGTCAAAGCAGTTTGTTCACGTTGTAGGTTTCCATACTTAATTAACTCATCACAAAATCTAGGCGTAAGCGCAGATTTAAAAAACCAATAATAATTTTGTAAATTCATACCTTTTGATAAAAAGGTATCATTTTCTAATTAACTGTCAAGGTTCCAGAAACTGTGAATGTTGCGACTGTAGTTCCACAAACAGTGCTTACAGTATTTGTACACGGTGCTACTGATAAAGGCGAACCTGCTGGTGATCTTACAACTACAATACCTGAACCACCTGCTCCACTTGTAGCAGGATTTCCACCTCCGCCACCGCCACCGCCGGTATTAGCTGTTCCTGCAGTTCCAGTTGGATTACTTGGACCTTGACCTGCTCCACCGCCACCTGCTCCACCTGATCCACCAGCACCTGGATGTGCTCCTCCGCCGCCACCTCCAGCGTAAGTTACATCTGATCCTGTAATTGTATTGGGTGCTCCTGCACCTCCTGGGCCTCCATTTGGAGAAGCTGAATTTCTTGATGCTCCTGCAGCTGTTGCTCCACCACCACCTGCTCCAGCAAGTCCACCACCAAATGGTCCTAAAGAAACTGCTCCACCTGGATTACCTTGCGGAGGTGAAACGGAAGGAGTGTTACCTGCTCCAGCTGCGTTTCCACTAGGGTTATTTTCAAGTGCTCCACCACCACCGCCAGAGCCACCCGCTCTACCAGCGTCTCCACTAGGGTGATTATAAGCTCCTCCGCCACCACCACCTGTTGATGTAATACTTGAAAATACTGAATCATTACCATCTGTTCCTGGCACTTGATTTGGTGAAACGGGTGGTGATACACCAGCTCCACCTGCTCCTACTGTGATAGAGTAAGAACCTGCGCCTAAAACAATTGATGAACCTCGTAAAGGACTTGGTCCAAAACCTGATGCTCTATAGCCTCCGGCTCCGCCTCCTCCTGCTCTAAATCCACCGCCACCACCACCGCCAGCTACGACTAAATATTCTAAATTTGTAGCAGCTGCATCTCCACCTGCTATATTTAAAGTTCCGGATGCTGTAAATGTTGCAACTTGATCAATACCTGTTGGTGAACATGAATTTGTTACAAATGATACAGATCCCACAGGGGATGGTGAAATACTAAATGTAGCTCCAGAAGTTGGTGCTCTTGTAATAACCACTCCTGATCCACCTGTTCCACCAGTTGAAATTATTCCTGGGCTTGGAGATCCAACACCTCCACCGCCTCCTCCAGTATTAGCTGTTCCAGCGTTTCCAGTTGTTGATGGTCCCATAGCTTTACCTGCTGCGCCACCGCCAGCACCGCCAGAAGAAGTTCCAGAGTTACCTCCACCGCCACCACCACCACCTGCGTAAGATACGTCAGAGCCTGTGATAGTGTTTGGTGCTCCTGCTCCACCACATCCACCGGTATTATTTCCACCGGCAGTTCCGGCTGCAGTTGCTCCACCACCGCCACCTGCTCTTGAATAAGGTTGATGACAAGGTATACCGTTTCCACCTGCATTTCCTTGTGGTGGACTGACTGATGGCGTATTTCCTGTTCCTCCAATTAAAGGCGATCCACCTGAACTACATCCTGATGTTCCTCCACCTCCGGAACCTCCATCAGCATGAGACTGAGCGCCTCCACCTGGATCATATTTTTTACCACCTCCTCCACCTGCTGAGGTTATTGTTTGAAATACTGAACTTGAGCCTTGTGATGATATGTTTGGAGATCCAGCTGGATTTCCACCTGCTCCTCCTGCTCCCACTGTAACGGCATAACTTCCTAATCCTAATTCTAACGCTGAGCCTTGTAAAGGAGATGGACCAAAACCAGAGGCACGATAACCACCAGCTCCACCGCCACCACCTGTTGTATTACTTGGCACAGCTCCACCAGCACCACCGCCACCAGCGACGACTAAATAATTTACATCTACAAGAAATTGTGGCCATGATCCACATTTAACAGCACTAAACTGACTTTGCATTGACCATACACCACTTGCTTTTGATAATTCTTTTACGACAACTACACCAGAGCCACCAGCGCCCGAGGCATCATTTGTTGGTCCACCACCAGAAGATCCACCCCCACCGCCAGTGTTAGCTGTTCCTGCAGTTCCAGTGCCAGGTCTTTGTCCACCAGCTCCACCACCGCCAGCTCCACCAGCACCGCCTGCAACTCCTGGGGCGTCACTTCCTGCTCCGCCACCGCCGCCAACTGCAGAAATAGGTGAAGGAAAACTAGCTGGAACACAAACTCCTGCACCTCCAGCGCCACCTCCTGGTCGACATGCACATCCACCGGCTGCACCTGCTCCACCGCCACCAAAACTTTTTGGTGAACTTCCTGATGGAAAGCCACCTCCTGGATTTCCTTGAGCGGGTGATACGGTAGGAATATTACCTTCTCCACCTGGTTTACATGCTAAACCTCCACCACCTGATCCACCATCTTTTACAGCTGAAGGAGTGCATGCTGCAAAAACTCCTGCACCTCCACCTGCTGATTGAAAACAAGAACTAACTACATTGGAAGCGTTTCCAACATTTCCTGGTACTCCTGGTCCTCCACTTACTGAAGCACCGCCAGCACCAATTGTTACAGGGATTGCGCTTCCCGCGCTACCTGTAAATATACTTGAAAATGTTCTAACACCACCGGCACCGCCTCCACCGCCTCTATCAGAAGCACCAGCACCTCCTCCGCCAACAACAAAAGCATCAATGAGTGTTGTTCCTGGTTGTGCTGTAACGTTTCCTGTAGAAGTTTTAGTTGTAACAGTACACTTACCAAAACTGGCTGAATTAACTTTACCTATGACTCCGCCGTTTCCTGAAGTAGACCTATTACTTGGCATCTGGATTTTCTCCTATGACCAGCTAGAGCCGTTCCAAGAATAAACTGTCGGTGTTTCCGCTGTGTCGTTTGATTTTGTTGCTTTCCAACCTGCAGTGTTATCTGCATTATAAGCATCTTCATCCCAATAAATTGAGTAAGACCAAACTGATGGATCTTCTCCATCATTTGTTACTGATGGGAATGTAACTGGTGCTTGCCAATCATCATTACTATCTAGTGACCAAGATGCGTAAGGTTGAGGTGAAATAAATTTATTTTTTGATTCATCAAATCTGTAACCGATTCCTGCGTATTGTTTTCTAAAATTGTTATTGTAAGATGTTTGCTTCCAAGTGCCACCTCCGAAAAAATTAACACACCATGTTTCACCATCAACGTGCATATCATTATCTCCAAGGGTTCCACCATTAGCAGCAATATCATTACCAACAACAACAACTCTATCTACAATTAAATGAGTGTCAGATGTAAAACCTGTTGGGTCTATTTTTGATTTTAGTTCTGCAAAATGTGCCATGTTTTTTCCTCCTAATTATATATACATAGTTTTAAAATTAAAATCCAGTCCAATCTCCACTTTTAACTAAAGCGTATACTGTATTTATGTTCCAAACTCCAGGGGCTACATTTTTTGAAGACTCTGGTTCTTTAATAATAACTATACCTGAACCACCTGATCCAGAAACTCCTGCTCCTTGACCTGCTGGAGTAATACCTCTACCTCCACCACCGCCGCCAGTGTTAGCTGATCCAGAAGTAGATGAACAAGCTCCACCAGGTCCTCCACCATTTCCACCTCCACCTGCGCCTCCACTTCCTGTAGGACCAGATCCACCTAATACCATTGATCCACCTCCACCACCACCAGCATAGGTCACATCAGATCCAGTGATTGTGTTAGGAGCTCCTGCTCCTCCATTTCCACCGGAACCAGAGCCTGCTGGTGATCCTGAAGCAGTTGCTCCACCGCCACCTGCACCACTTGCATTAGGTCCAGGGTTTGTGCTCGTATTTCCTCCAGCATTACCTTGTGAAGGACTTACAGGAGGAGTATTGCCTGCTCCACCTGTTCCACCTCCAGCATCACTTCCACCAGCACCACCTCCTGATCCACCAGCAGTACCACCTTGGGCTTGACCACCTCCTGTTCCACCACCTGCAGATGTTATAGTTGAAAAAACTGAGTTGTTACCATTATTACCACCAGTTGGCGCTCCTGGTGTTCCAGCACCTCCTGCTCCAACCGTAATTGAATATTGAGTTCCGTTAGTAACTGGAACTGCTGAACCTCTTGTTGGACTTGGCGTAGTTGGTCCAGATGCTCTATAACCTCCAGCTCCACCGCCTCCCATACCTGCACCTGATGCACCACCAGCGACAACTACATAATCAACATCTGCAGTTGCTTGTGCTGTAAAAGTTCCTGAAGAAGTAAACGATGTTGTTTTTGCAGGGATAGTTACCGATGAAACGGTTTGAGTTGGTCCTATAATTCCGCCATTTGCCATAGCTACTTAGAACCTCCTTACGCGTCGTCTATCGATTCGTACGATATGATTAAGTCTAAATCAGAAGCAGCGCTTGCTCCACCTTTTAGAACATCACCTTCCATTAAATAAATTGGAGTATCTAGCACAACTAACGTTGCGTCAGCTGGAACCGATATTGTTTTAGCTAAGAAAAAAGTTCCAGAGGTATCAAAATCTGATATGCCATCTGGTGTAAAGTTTGCTTTTACAACTGATAAAGATAAATCAGCTGCGTTTGTGCCATCTACGTTTGCACAAGTAATTCTATTTACTTTTACGATTTTATCAGAAGCCACTGTTAATAAAGTTGTTGTTGTAGTCGCGGATAGATTATATCCAACCGACTCACCTTTAATACTTGTTACTGATACTATATTTGGGTTTGCCATAATTTACTCCTTTTAGCCGAAAACAATTGCCATTGCAATAGCTTTTCCTGTTGTAATTCCAGCGGTTGAGAAGCTTAGAGCTCCAGAACCATCCGTTGTTATTGCCTGACCACTCGTTCCATCAGCTGATGGTAGTGTAAAAGTCAAGTTAGAACTCACCGTTGTTGGTGCTTTTAAGGCCACATACTCACCACCACTTGCATCTTCAAATCTTACTTCATTTTGATTAACTAAATTAATTGTTGATAGGTTAGTTAAAACATCTTCAATATTTGGATTTGTTGAATCATCTGCTTTCGCAAAAAGAACTTTTGTGCCTTTGTCTGTTGTTGCAAATGTAACTGAAGAACCACTACCTGTTGCATATTTAAACTGAACTGTTTGAGCTCCAGAAGTAGAATTTTTTATAATATAAAAAGTTTGAACATCATTTGGAATAGTTACAATTTGACTTCCAGTAATTGAACCTGTGAGCTCGATCATTCTATGAGCAAGTGTTGCTCCAGTCGATCCATCAGAAACACTTAGCGCTGTGGTTTGAGCACCACCCGCTATTGACTGTTGAGTAAATCCTCCAAGGATTTGTTCAATAAGTTCTAAATTAGTATTTGTCTTTGTACCCCAAGTACCGGCATTCTCACCGGTTGCCTGTAATTCAACACCTAACGGTGTATATGTTGAAGCCATATTTTCTCCTTATGCCACGTCACTATAACTTGTATTTGATCCTGTTGCAACATTGGAATACGTATCATTCGACCCTGTTGAAACATTAGAGTAGCTAGAGTTTGATCCAGCTGCAACATCCGAATAAGTGTCATTCGAACCCGTTGAAATATTAGAATACGATGTATTTGAACCAGTGTCAATATTACCATATGCTTGAATACCTATAATTCCTAAAGTCGATGTAATCTGACTCGTTAAAAGACCTTGAGTTATATCATCTAGAGCGATCGAGCCTACTGCAGAGGTTGCCGCTATTCCTGTTAGAGGTTGACCTATTTCAGAAACAGTTGATCCTAAGCTAAAGGTTGCAGCAATTCCCGTAATTGGAATAAGTTCTGTGCTAGTGATTTCAACAGAGCCTATTGTTGTGCTTGCTTCTTCTCCTGTAATTGGAACACCAATTTCTAGTACTGGAGTTCCAAGTCCTGATGTTGCTGCTTGGCCTGTTATTGGAATAGCATTTTCTAAAGTAATAGATCCTAAACTTGTTGTTGCTGCTTGACCTGTAAGTTCAATTGTTGGGCTAATAGCTGTGACCACAGATCCGATTGCTGTTGTTGCCTCCTGGCCACTTACAAGTTCACTTGTTTGAAGTGTAACGCTACCTAAAGTAAATGCTGCTTGTAAACCAACTGCATTGATAACTTTATTATTAGAATCACCATAAGCAAGGTCACCCCAACCTTCACGTCCCCAACCAACAAGAGTTCCTGCATAATCTAAAACAGGTGTAGCAAAGTCTGCTTGTTGTCCTGTTGGCACAACGACTTCTGTAAGAGCAACACTAAGATCATCAACCTCACCCACCATAAAGTCACCAGGACCATTCATGGTCAAGATGTAAGTCATTTCATGACTTAAAGAACCTACAGCTGTAGTTGCAGATTGACCTGATAAAGAATATGAAAATTCTAAAGTAGGACTACCTACAGAAACTGTTGAGCTCACTCCAGTTAAAGCAGCGATTGAAGTTAAATCTAAAACAGGAGTTCCAAGTGTAGTTGTTGCCTCTTCACCTGTTAATGAAACAATAGAAGTTAAATCAAATGTAACGCTACCAATACTTGTGTTAGCTTGTAAACCAGTTAAGGTTACAGTTTCATTTGCAAGATTTCCCCATTCACCATCATTCCAAGCTTTTGCTCCATAACCAGTAGTAAGTAAATCACTCTCATCCCAGTAAGCTTGGCCCCAGGTAAATCGTCCCCATCCCGACATGGGCTATCCTCTATGCGATTCTAATGATCGCGTTAGATGCGTCTGCTGTTGGAAATTGAATTGTAAAAGTTCCGCTTGATACTGTTTTATCACCACCAAAAGCGATGACAGCAACAGCTTTGTTAGACTGTGAAGAATTATAAATTAATGCGCCGTTAGCTGTGAAAGATGCCGAAGTAAAACTCACGTCTGCAAAATCACAGAATGCAGTTGTTCCAGATGTTGTTGGTGTAACACTTGTTAAAGTTGCACCACCTGAGCTGTAAGCAGAACCCGATGTATTTGAAATTTCGTTTGAAGATGAAAAAGCAGTTGTCGCTGCACCTAAAGATGCATCACTTGTGTATAAAGCTATTTTAAAAGTATCTCCAGATGAAGCAGTAAAATTGTGTGTACCCACTAAAATTTCTTGCTTAAAACTTGTGCATATCGCCGATGTAATTGCCATAAAACTCCTAACTGTTTGGCTGTTTTGATTGTAAAGGAATTCGCATAGTTCCGTCCGTGTAATCGTCTCTTCTACGTCTTCCAATTTGCTCCACAGCAAACTTTTCTACCTCTTGTTTATACTTGTTTTCATACAATTGCAACATATCTTGTGGCCCTTTTAAAAAACCATAAGTCTCTGCTAAACAACAATATAAGAGCCCATTTGGGAAGTTTAAACTAATATAATTAGTAGTGTTGTCCGAAGCTAAAGTCGCTGGCATTTTATTATAATGCACTCTAAATGAATAAGTTGCATCTGGAACTGGAGCAAACATCATTCTTCCAGAATTAGTATCACCATCTCCAGTAGCACCACCAAACATAGCATAATATTTAGGTTTACCTCTTTTAGCAGACTCAGTAGACGGAACATACTCTTGTAAATAAGTAACGTCTTTTTTTTCTAAAAAAGTATTTGCACCTGTTGTAGCACTAGTAGAATCATAAACTTGAATGGCTCTAATAAATAAAGCTCCTCCAGGAGCGTTAATACTCTCTTGTCCAACCACTAAATTTCCTGTTTGTTGTTTTCGATCTGCATCAATCGGAACGTCTCTCATAATTCTATATTGTGCATTTAAAATTATGTTTTCTAATTGATCTGCTGTTAAAACATTTGAATCTACTTCAGTGTAGTTTCTAATTTGTGTTACTAATCCGCTATAACTTAATCCTGCCATTATGGTGTTAACGTAACGGGTCCTGCTGTCACCGTCATTCCGCCTCCTTTTTCAGTTACCGTAGGAGTTGATCCTAATGTAAATGTATAGTTATCTGTTCCTGTTACTGTTATACTAAATCCAGAAGAACTTTCAAACGCTGTAAAAGCTACTCCTCCAGGACTACCATCTACATTTCTAAAGACTACAGTATCAGATGATGATCTTCCGTGTGAGGGCTCTGTGACTGTAATCGTTGTTGATCCTGATGTGATATTAAAAGGATTACCTGGTAATAAATTTTGTGTTGCAGGTTCTGTTCGTGCAGGTCTTACAGTTCTTAAACCTTGTGGATCAGCCGTGTGTGATTTTGGTTCCAGTTGTGGATGTTTAGCTTCAAACTCCGACACATGCACAAAAGATCCATTCCATTCTCTAACCATTTCCTTGTATGGAAACTCTTGACCTGATCTGTCTGATATAAATTTTGCGTATTTTCCTGAAGCAGTATTAGACATTTGGATAATAAGTTTTAGGGGTTATAAATGAACTTGAAGAAGAACCATCTTCTTCTAAAGCACGTTGTAATTCATCTTCGTATAATAATTTTAATTCTTGAGTTCTTTGTGGAGCGTGCTTAATAGACAAATAATAAGCCAAACCAGAAGACATGCAAGGAACAAATCGGTAAGGCACATCAGTAGCGTTAGTATAATCACCCACATCTTGTATTCTTTTAACATAATAATAATTTATAAACTTACCTGCTTCACTAGTTCCAGGAGTTAAATATAGAGTTATGGTAACTTTATCAATAAACCTTTGAACAAAGTATTGAGTGGGTTGACCGGTATCCGTTTTATTCGATAAGGCTTGATAAGCTGATCTATTTATTTTTGTAAGCGGCGTGTCCACATTTGAAGAATTTCTAAAAGAAGCCTCTAAAACATCATCTACACCATAGACAGCGGTGGCATCAGACGTACCATCACCTGTGGATCTAAACATTGTGTAAACAGCTTGATTAGCAACTAACGTAATTGAATTATTTGCAACTTCCCAGTAGTGTAAACCACGGTTAGCCCACTCCTGAAACATAATGTTTAGAGATCGTCTGGCACTTTTTAACTGATAGCCAGATAATCCTGACATTCCAATTCTTTCGTAGCCTTCTTCTATAATCTCATCAATAGAAAAATTCTTATCAAATACATGTGTGCCAGAGGTAGTATTAGCCATTTAAACTCCTACTTATCAATCAATAAAGTAGCTGCATCTATATTTGTAATTGTAGAAACTTTCATTCCACCTGGGAATAAAATTCCATCTTCAGGAAAGTTTACTGAAAAAACATCTCCTGTAGGAACGTCAGCTTGAAACAAAGTTGTGCTATCTGTATTATCTTGAAGTATAATCGTTCCAGCACCTCCGCCGTCTGATGCTAAAATAATTCCTCTTAGTCTAGTTCTACCAGCAAATACTGCACCGGTTGCTGTAACTCTTACCGATTTTATATCGCCTTTATAGCTCATTTATAACTCCTTTTAATGGTGCTCCCGAAGGAGCACCCTAATTATTAACTATCTGCAAAAGGTGTTGCTTCAGTACCTGTACCGATCAACACAGCTTCTACTAAATAAACGTTATCTTCAAGTGCAGTAATTGTAATTGTGCTACCTTTGTCTCCACCTGTAGTTCCGCCATTCATGCTGATAACATCGTTTGATGCTGCTGGAGCAAATGAACTATTAGTTCCATCTGCTACGTTAACAACAGTTGCGTGACCGACAAATTTGTCAGTTCCATCAGTTTTGATATCGCAATCTGTACAATCTGTGCCTACAAAAAATTTGTAAACTGCACCTAATTGATTGTTTGCGTTAGGATCATCAGATCCAGCTGATCCGCCTTTGCTATCTGCTTTAATTGTTGGAAGTGTGATTGCACCATCTGCATCATTTACTTTAATCACTTTACCTGCGTGAGCAGCAAAAGTTAAAGTAGTTTCCGCTGTGATGTTTACAACCGCGTCAGGTCCCGCAGTAACGAATCCTCTTAAAGATTTTACCGGTCCTGAAAATGTAGTTTGTGCCATATTATTATCCTCCTAGTTTAATCAACATGGTCTCTAGGCCGTCGACTATACGCGTCCATGTTAATTTAATAATGTATAGTAAGATTTTTATATAGCAGAAAGCTTTCCTTAGCAAGTGTTTCCACTTTTTAAAAAGATGAAATCCTAGTTAACTAGCGTAGCTGTGATACTCTAGATCTTGTGGATTTCTCTTTGGTTGCTCTTGGTTTTTCAAAATCTGTCTAACGACTTTTTTGATTTGGTCCCCTAGAGCTGACATTTCTGGTGTAACCATGCCGCCATTTTTAAGATACAATTCGTTCCATCTAGACTCGAAGTGGATCTTCCTCGCGAACAACACCATGTTGTCTTGAGCCATCATTAACCTCCTCATAGGTTATATAGAATTCACTACGACCATTAAATCGTAATTTGTTCGGCTCCCATTTTATAGTGTTTTTTCCTAGAAAGTCAATTATTTCTTTATGGACTTGGGACATGATAATCATAGAGCTTGTAGTCTCTAAAATAAATTCTGTTTGATAATTTTTAGTAAATATTTTGATTTTATATTTTGAAGTCATTTTTCCTTTCTAATTTTTAATTGGGGCCAGATTGTGTCTGGCCCCAAAAATCGTTAAAGATTATGCACCTTCAACACCGAAGATACCTCTAGGGTCAGAGACTCCAAAAGAGTATCTTTCTCTAGCTTTATATCTTACGTTACCAGTATCAAAGTCGCCTTCCATA